TGTCGATGGCATAAAGCAAGACTCGGCATCGGAGTACACGCTACAGAAGTACTTTGGCCAAGCCCAGCTATACGCATGGGGCCTAAACCAAGCAGGCACACCGATCGACAGAGTTACGCTGGTGTTTATCAATCGTGATGGCACAAGCGACAACGACATTTGGACTTATGGTATTGACTATAACGAAGAGTTTGCTGTATCATTGTGGAACAGAGTCTCAACGCTCTGGGCCGAACTGGAGAACGGGGCCCACCCGGACTCTTACGCACCACATCCGGAGTGTTACAAGTGTTCCACTAGGAATTAGCGACACGCCGATAAAGCAGATTACTTGCACATGGAATTATATGTGCTATACTGATGAACCACACAGGAAACAAGGAGGAATAATATGTCAACAGAATTTCCAGAGTTTAGCTTTGCGAAGCTAATCCACAAGGCAGAAAACCTGAACAAGCCAAACAGCATCCTGCTGTTCGCTGACCCGGGCAAGGGCAAGACTTGGCTAGGCGCATCGATCTCTAAGGTCGAAGGCTACAAGCGAGTACTGCTAATCGACGTTGAGGGTGGCGCATCGGCCATCGCTCGTGACTTCAAGGATGTAGACGTAATCAACGTCACCACCCACGAAGGCTTCGTGCGAGTAATCGATGAACTACTTCAGCACAAAGACGCATACGATGCAGTCATCATCGATACCATCGGTGTTGTCATGGATCGTGCGGAGAAGTTCTTCAAGGAAAAGCCAGAGAACAAGAACAACAAGTTCGGCAGCTGGGGCGACCTGAAGAACTGGGCAAACGAAGTGTTCCGAGCATTACACACTGCACCGTTCACTTCCATTATCATCGCACACGCACTAGATGATAAAGACGAAAACACTGGAGCGATCAAGACAACTGCAATGTTGCCGGGCTCGTTCAAGGCTACGCTGCCGGGTATCCCTGACATCGTTGGCTACCTAGGTATTGAGAATACCGAGGATGGTCCGAAGCGAGTTCTCGTCACCGGCAGTTCAGACCGATTGGTTACTAAGAACCGATTCGGCCTACCACCGAAGATCTATGATCCAAGCATGGAAGTAATCTTCAACCTAATCTCTGAAGGAGGAAAATAATGAGCAACATTTCATTCAACATCACCGAGGAAGCGCTAGCCTCAACCGCATCATCAACCTACGAGCCGGTTCCGGCAGGTAGTTACAACGCCACCGTATTCGAGGTCAAGCAGGAAGAAGTACGTTCAGGCGATAACGCTGGCAAGCCACGCTTCAACGTTCAGTTCAAGCTTACTGGCCCGGGTGTCGAGAACCGTCGTGTCTTCGGCTACGTTGCACTGTATGTGGCCAAAGACTTCTGGAAGACCCAGAGCTTCTTCTCGGCTCTAGGCTACGACATGAAGTCAGGCAAGTTCACTGTGCCAGAGCCTACCGAGTTGGCTGGTAAGCCAATCGGTGTTCGTGTGAAGATCGGTACCGACATGGAAGGCAAGCCTCGCAATGAGATCGGTGGCTTTGATAAGCCGACCGCATCAGTAGGCGCAGATGCAGCGCTTGCCTCAATCGGTGCTGTACCTGCTGGAGATGTCTTCTAAGACACCCAGCCAAAAGTCCTGAGACATGACTAGAAACTGTCTCACAAGTCCCCGCTGGTGCCATACGCTTTGTAACTCTCCCTCCTTTGTGCGTATAACTCCGGTTCGATTCCGGGTCGGGACACGCTAGAGGTTGCTCCTCTATCCGCAATCCGAACAGGTGTTATAGGTCGGCGCAGTCTAGGCTGGGTGAAAAATCTAGCGCACGAGTAGGCGAGAATCTCAGGTAGAGCCAACTACCGTTCAAATGGCTAGGGGTAGGCGACTCGCAATCGGACTACCCCACCTTCCCTGTTAGCTCAGTTGGTAGAGCGTTCGGCTGTTAACCGAAATGTCGTTGGTTCGAGTCCAGCACAGGGAGCGGAGAGCAAACTAATAAAAGGAGGATATATGAAGACTGGAGATTTCTTCAGCGCAATTTTTGCAGACGGAAAAGGTCTAGCAACTATCGTAACTAAGAACGCACAGACTGGTGAACTCACCGATCAGATGTTCTTCGAGTACCCTGAGCAGCGCGACGACATGGTGGCCTACTGCCTAACCAAGTCTCGTGAGGATATCTACTTCTCACCTATTCTTTTCAATTCACCACGCCGTATCAAAGAGAACGCTAAGACCGTCTCTGTCATCTACTCAGATGCCGATACCTGCGCCCCAGAGAACTTCCTTGTGGAACCATCAATATCTGTGCAAACATCAGCTGATCGCTGGCACACCTATTGGATGCTTGATAAAGCAGTGGATCCACAGGAAGCAGCATTGCTGTCGAAGAAGGTAGCCTACGCACACTCGCACCAAGGTTGCGACAAGTCTGGTTGGAATACGACCAAGCTTCTACGTGTGCCTAACTCGATGAACCGTAAGCGTGAAGATGCCTACTCAATCACAGCAACCACAAACGGAGCGATTTACACGCTCGACGATTTGGAACTACACTACGGCGATGTAGAGGTAGAGCCAATCCGAGAGTTGTCACTCGCTCCGATGCCAGAGGGTTTCCCTGACCTTATGCCAACGATGGCTAAGATTCAGAGCAACCCTGAGATCATCGGCCTCTACCGAGACGAGCCTAGCGCAAACGCTGACTTGTCGAAGCTCCTTTGGAAGCTAGAGATCTCACTGTTCAGACAGGGACTAAGCGCAGAGGAAGTGTTTACCGTTTGTCGTACTGCAAAGTGCAACAAGTATCACTCTCCTCTGCGCCCCAAGCGACTGGATGCAGACGGCGACCTGTGGCGTGAAGTACAGCGAGCTGCTGCATCGTTTGCTATCGAAGGCTCGCTGCCTATGGGCCCGGTACAGCCTCTAGATAACGTCATCATGCTTGAGCCTGAGAAGGCCAAGTTCCTAACCGAAGAGGAAGAGAACATCGTTCTCTCGCACAGGAACTTCATCGATGACTACCGAGACTGGGCGCTATCGAAGACCGACGGTGCGCTGTCGTACCAGATTGCTTCTGCTTTCACAGTTCTATCCTGTGTCTTTTCTGACATCGGCTATGCGATTCCAAAGTATGGCCGTATGGGATTGAACCTCTGGTTTATGGTTCTGGGTGAAACTACCTTGACTCGTAAGTCAACAAGTCGCAACTTGATGTTGCGCATGGTTCGTGAGTACGAGCGATTCTCTGGCTACCAGATCGACATCGGTTCGGATGCTACACCTGAAGGTGTAACCAGCATCCTATCTGAACGAGACGGTAAGACCTCACTGCTTCATCGTGATGAGGTTCAGGGTATGTTCAAAGACTTCATGAACAAGACCTACATGGCTTCAGCTGCAGAGCGCTTCACTGAGCTCTACGATGGCCATGTGCCAGTTGTTATCCGTTCGGGTAAGGGCAAGTCTCAGACCGAGCGAGCAACAACTAACTTCGTGATGTACCTCATGGGTATTGGATCGAAGACTGCTGATGTACTAACTACCGAGTACTTCCGCTCTGGATTCTTGGCACGTTTCATTTATGTTACGGCTGATACTCCACAGCGAACCAAGGAGTCGGAAGACATTCAGCAGGCCGACGAGTATGAAGTGGCGGTAAAAGATCAGGCACTAGACGGCATGGTCAAGTCGCTTTACAACTCAGTCGTATTCTGGCAGAAGAAGGGTGCACCTAGCCCACGCCCGGTACGACTAAGCCAGGCCTCACTTGAGCGATTCAACCAGTTCAAGTGGGAGATGGGTAACTTCGCAGAGAACCACAAGGAAGCAGAATCAATCGAGCCATCACGTCAGCGCCTAGCGCTGTCAGCGTGGAAGTGTGCGATTCTACTTGCCATGTACGACCAAAGCGAAGAGGTGCAGTTGCGACACATGCTTACTGCGATCTACTACTCAGAAGAATGGTACGCAAACCTAGTCAAGATGGCTGGCGCAATCTCTGCTTCAGAATGGCAGCGAGATGTCGACCAACTTGAAGCTCTTGTCATGGATAAGGGTGGCCGTATTCGTTATGAAGAGGCTTACCGTAAGTTCAATAACAAGCGCAAGCGTGAGTTCGATGAGATGGTTCAGGCTCTGCACTCTCAGGCTAGAGTTCAGCAGGTTGTTGAGAATCAGAAGAGTTACTTGGAGGTGATTGGATAATGGATAGACAGCGAGAGTTACAGATTGCGTCTGCATTGAACGAGGCTATTTGGCTTCGTGACAATGCTGCAGATCTGGATAAGGCTGCGCTACTAGACGCTGTAAAGGCGCTTGGTGCTTACCGAGTATTCTCCAGTCGCCAGATAGTGGCGATTACCAACGGCCTAGTGAACGCTAGGGTTGTCTCTAGTCTTATTGACAAGAGCGACCGCACAGGTGGCAACCTCAACCCGGGCACCTTGGATATCCTACGGACCGCTCTGTATAACAGGGCAGAACGTAATACGGATTACAAGGTGATCGGTGAGGCTGTCTCCAGTGGCACGTCACAGAACATGGTCTCAAAGTTGACCGGCATTAGCCAAGGTTCAATTAGTAAATACATTAGGAAGGCCATGAGTGGCGGATCTGTTTAGCCGTAAGGCAAAGTTCGAGGAAGTCAAGTGGAACATCGATGCGTTGATGTTTCATAAGAGTAGATACGAAGGTGGCTCAGTTGATCAATTGGCCCGCCAGTGCATGCAGTACTACAAGATGGTAATAGAGCCAAAGGAGAGTAAGAATGGAAGTAATACTTAGCCTCGACCCCGGGGGAACAACCGGCGCTGCTTTGTTTGAAGTAGAGCAAGACAAAGAACCAAAGCTTATCTGGCAGCGTCAGATTCAGGGCAGCCTCAAAGGCTTCCTAGACTGGCACTGGGATGAGTTGGAAGACCTGCCTATAGACAAGATCGTCTGCGAGTCATTCACCCTGCGTGAAGGCGTGTACGGCGCAGACCTATCACCGGTCTACATCATCGGCGCACTAGAGGCGCTGTATCCACTGACCACAATCATCTACCAAGAGCCGAAGATCAAGCCACTGTGCGATGATGCTAGACTCAAGAAGATAAACCTGCACTTTCCTGGGCGCGGTCACGCCAACGATGCTGTCCGTCATGGTATAATTTACCTAAGAAACAATAGGCACTTGCCTACATTGAGAATGGGATGGGCCGATGAGTAACTGCAAACTGTGCGACATGCTTCCGAATTTACTGCTTGAACAATCGCTAACTAACGGAGAGTCATCTCGTGTTATTGCGTCTAAGTTCTCTATCGGCAAGAGCACCGTAGCAAAGCACCGTCAGGAGAAGCACCTCGACAACGTGAGCGCCACACTGAGTACCGAGTTGCAGCAGCTAGACTTTGCTGGTGACAAGGGAACTCTGTCTACCGGCGCTATCGAGACCGACCTGTCAGGCCTGAGTCACGAGGCAATCCTGCAGATGTTCGGTCATGACCCAAGTAAGGTCGAAATCACCGGCCTGCTACACGAGTCGCACAAGGAGTACTACAACCGCGACGAGGGCAAGAAGCTTTGGAAGCACTCATACCGATTCTCGGTACAGCGCAAGTCTGAAGCAGCAGCAGATCTAAGCATTGATCCAGTTGCCTTGCTAAACAGCCTTGAGGTGCGCAAGTCTGGCAAGACTAAATCAGCTAAGGGCATCGACTCTACGTTTGTTCTTGACTGGGCAGACTGGCAGATGGCAAAGCTTGAGGGTGGCGGTTCTGCTGGCCTTATGCACAGATTGCAGGAGGCCTTCGATCTAGCCGAGGAGCGCATTGAGGAACTACGCCTAACTGGCCGTAGCCTACAGGAGCTCGTTATCATCGGTGGCGGTGACATGGTTGAAGGCTGTGTTATCTACCCTAACCAGAGTTACGAGATCGACGACCACCGTCGTGGTCAGATTCGCAACACGGTAGCGATGATCATCAAGGGCATCAAGCAATTGGCCCCGATGTTCGACACTGTGCGTGTTGTAGTTGCTCCGGGAAACCACGGTGAGCACCGCATCAACGGCAACAGAACTACTATTGGCGACAACGATGACCTGCTAGTCTTTGAGATGGCAGCACTCGCATTTGAAACTGACCCGAACTACAAGCACGTCAGTTTTGAAATAGCTGAGAGAGAGATCTCAGTTACAACCGAGATTCAGGGATGGACCTACGGTATTACCCACGGAGATGTCTATGGCAAGTCCGGTGGTAACGGTATCCGCAATAAGGTGTTTGGCTGGTTCAAGACTATGGCAGCTAACAGGCACCCGGTAGGAATGTCTGACGTTATCGTCACTCACCATTTCCACCATGACGCTATGGAAGACTGGGGTGCAACTTTATGGATTCAAAACCCAACAATGGATGGTGGAAGTCACTACTACAAGGAAGCTTCTGGCCACGACACAAAGCCGGGAATGAACAGCTGGGTAGTAACGAAGTCGGAGAGACTGCAAGACAAGCAAGTACTCCGATCAACTACTATGTAATTGATATTCAAGACGACGAGAGTGACTTCGTTATAAGAATCGAAGTCACCTGCGGTTGCGATGAGCGCGTAGTCGATCGTGGTGATGGCTTCTACAACTGCCTTCACTGCGACGACGTGTGCAAAGAAGAGAACTGCGAGAAGTGCAAGACTCTATTCGCAGCTGATAACACAATCGAATGGGAAGATGGGGAAGATGAGCCCAATCTATGAGTACATCTGCAAGGCATGCAACAAGGAGTACAGTGAGACTCGTGGAATCACCGAGCCTCAAAGGCAAGTCGACTGCCCAGATGAAAACTGCAAGGCGACTTTATATCGCAAGTTTGGTAACATGGCTGTATCCTTCAAGGGCGATGGCTTCTACACCACGGATAAGAAGAAATAGGAGGAGACGAAATGGCATACTACATTAGCAATACACAAGAAGAGTGTAAAGGTCGCTGGGCTGTAATCAGTTCAGATAAGACCATTCACGGATGTCACCCAAACAAGCAGGCAGCGATCGCGCAGATGGTCGCTATCTCTATTGCTCAAGACATGGAGCCGGGTGGCACTTGGCCTAGCGACAAGAAGAAGCAGGAAGCAATCATGGCTGAGGCTGAGACCTACAGCCCACCAGAGGGCGTACAGAACGCAGCAAAGCGTGCGCTGAAGTGGATCGCTGACGGTAAGGCTGGAAGTGGCTTCACTGACGTAGGCCGTAGACGAGCAGCACAGTTGGCCTCTGGCTCACCTGTGAGCCGAGAAGTTATCGGCCGTATGCGCTCATACTTTGCAAGACACGCAGTAGACAAGAACGCAACTGGGTTCAACTCAGGCGAAGAGGGATTCCCTAGCGCCGGTCGAGTTGCTTGGGATGCCTGGGGTGGAGACGCTGGCAGAAGCTGGGCAAATGGCATAAAGATTGACTAAAGGAGGAAACATGAAAGTAAAAGTAAAGGGCAACATCCCGAAGTACGCTAAACATGGAGACGCAGGTGCAGATCTGGTAGCAGACCGCGATGCGATACTCTACCCAATGGAGACAATCCCAGTACCGACCGGAACTTATATTGAGATTCCAGACGGCTACGTTGGGTTGATTCACCCGAGGTCTGGGCTCGCTGCCAAGTACGGCATCACTGTGCTGAACGCACCAGGAACTATCGACTCAGGTTATCGTGGTGAGATCGTTGTGCTAATGCAGAACACCACCGAGATTCCACTGTCGATTGCTAAGGGCGAGCGAATCGCACAGCTAGTTATTCAGGAGTTTGTAACTGCTGACTTCGAGTTGGTAGACGAGCTCTCAGATTCAGACAGAGGAGATGGTGGCTTTGGCTCAACAGGTAAATGACCCAGTAAACCGACCATCGCACTACACTTCTGACCCATCGGGTGTCGAGTGTATTCAGATCACTCGTCATCGCAACTTCAACATCGGCAACGCTATCAAGTATCTATGGCGTGCTGGCCTGAAGGAAGATGCGAAGGTTCAAGACCTGCGCAAGGCGATGTGGTACATTCAGGATGAGATCGTCAGAATCGAGGCCATGGATGACTAACATTACATTCAGAACCGGAATGACTGTAGAGCTCGTACAGGCCATGGCAAGTGACGAAGCAGTAGTTATGGCAGCTCGTGTCTCAAGTGGCTCAGAGAACGATCCTGATCGCAATGCGGGCCTAATCAACTACCTGATGCGAGACCGACATGGCTCACCGTTTGAGCATAACGCATTTACCTTCAGAATCGAAGCGCCTATCTTCGTGTTCCGAGAGTTCATGCGTCACCGTATCGCCTCGTACAATGAAGAGTCAGGCCGTTACAAGCAGCTGGAGCCGGTGTTCTACGTTCCGGCACAGGAGCGCAACCTTGTGCAGGTTGGCAAGGTCGGCGCTTATGAGTTCGTTCCTGGCGAAGCCGGGCTCACGCTCAAAGCGCAGAAGGCCATGATCAACAGCGCAACAGACGCTTATGGCAAGTACTTGATGATGATCGATAATGGCATCGCTCGTGAAGTTGCTCGCATGGTACTGCCTTTGAACATCTACAGTTCTATGTATGTTACGATGAACGCTCGAAGCTTAATGAATTTCCTAAGTCTTCGCACCAAGGATGAGTCAAGCACTTATCCATCGTTCCCTCAGCGAGAGATCGAGATGGTTGCCGAGAAGATGGAAGAGTTCTTTGCTGAGAAGATGCCATTGACATACGAGTCATTCAAGAAGAACGGAAGAGTGTCACCATGACGCAACCAAAAGTAACCGTCTACACTAAGCCAGCATGCGTACAGTGCGAGCAGAGCAAGAGATACCTAGACAAGCATGGAATCAAGTACGAAACTATCGATGTGTCGGTGGATGAGAAGGCGCTGGAGTACATCACCAGCCTCGGCTATCTAGCTGCTCCTGTGATCACCTTCGGTGAAGCCCACTGGTCAGGATTCCGACTCGACAAGATGGCATCAATTCATAACTAAATAGATAAAGCAAAACCCCCGAGTCACCTCTAGCTCGGGGGTTTTGTCTTGTCGGGTATTTCCTATAGCCCCAGAAGGACTCCTACTGCAGAGATGATCACTGCACAGATAGCAACGACCACTGCGACCTTGTTGCTCTTGTCATCGCGCTGAGTCTTTAGCTCTTTTACATCGAGCTCGATCTCGTTGATGCGAATATCCTGAGCGTCAAACTTCTTTTCCATACGGTCTTGCGATTCACGCATATTGCGAACGCTCTCCTCAATTCTGCCAAGGGTTACATAAAGTTCTGGGGATTCTGACATGATTTAGCGGTCTGAGTCGTTCTTCTCTTGCAACTTCTTGAATGAGGCATCCATCTCAGCGGTGCTGATTGTGCCGTCGTTTAGGTAGTTGCGTGACATCTCTTCTGCGATCTCCATGATACCCACGGCTGCTGCCATGACACATGACTGCCAGAACTGAAGACCAATCGCAGAACCTCCAACGAAGGTGCCGCTAATCTTCATGATAATGTATGCGAGTGTGCGACCTGAAAGGTCTTTGACTATTTGCTTGTCCATTTATTCATCCCAATGTTAACGCCCATTGGTTTATAAGTTGATTCTATTGTATCTTGCTGGCAGCCTTAGCAGCTTGGTATTCAGCAGCGACCTTCTCAGCCTGAGCTTCGTCGTGAGTCGGAGCTGGGGCAACTGGATCGGTGTCTGGAGTAGCTGCAGCAGCTGACAACTTTGCCTTAGTGAAAGCAATGGCGGCCTTCGTGAAAGCGATTGGATCGATGAAGCCAACACCGTTGTCGGTCCACTTATACTTACGGCCCTTAGTGATCTCCCAGTGGAGGTGCTTGCCAGTAACCATGCCGGTTGCGCCCATGATGCCAACGACAGTTCCGGCCTCGATCTTCTGACCGACCTTAACCTTTAGTGAGCCTTCACGCATGTGGCATAGGGTTGCTACATACCACTCACGGTTGAAAGCAAACTCAATCTGAACATGGAAGCCGAAGCCTCCCACAGAACCATCTGCGTTACGGGTTTTTGATGGGCCAGCGAAGATAACGCGACCGTCAAAAGGTGCTTCAATGTAGATAGTCTCAGCAGCGCCCCAGATATCAACGCCGTTGTGGTGCTTCTTGACCTTCTTGACTGGGTGGATACGCCAGCCGAAAGGTGAAGTGATCTTGTACTGCTTACCTAGTTTGCCGTCAATCGGCATCTGTGGAAGGGCCATGATTTATCCTTAAGCGTAGGTGCTTGCCATCCAGACAATCTGGAGGTCTGTCTCTGCGGTGCTGCCGTTGAGCTTGAAGACTCGAACGGTGAAGCTGGTGGCGGTTGGTGCGCCTAGAACGGTTGCAGCGTAAACGCTGGCTGTAGTTCCACCCTGCACAGAGGCAACGATCTTAGGCGCTGCGCTGAGAGTGAATGGCATGGCGACGGTTACGTCAACAGTAGCCCCAGTAGTTGCTGGGCCGGTGAAGGTCTGTGCGCCAGATACAACGCCAACGTTGTCGGCATCATCTGCCAACTGATTGAAGTGAGTTTCAAGTGGGGCGATGCTGTCGCCTGAAGTCGGGTAAGTTACGCCCTTGTTAGTAATGGCCATTATTCGCCCTCTGTAATCGGTGCAACAAAGTTGACACCATCGTATGTCCAGTTAAAGGTAACTGATTGGTCTGCATTTGTTGCATCAACAACCTGGTTGCCACCAGTTAGAGCATCGAACAACTTTGGCTCGCAGTTCAGCACCAGTAGCACTACGCCGTCTTTAATAAAAGCTAGTCTTTTCATAATATACCTATTATACCTTGGTGATCACTACGGTTACGAATCTGAGGTTTGCAGAGCCAGAGAAGGTTCCGCTTGATCCAGTGACGATGGTCAAGTCTGGGTTCCAACTAAGCGTGCCAGAGGATGTTACGTCATAGGTGCCAGTAACTGTCAAACTACCTCCGCCGTAGATTCCAATGTTGGCGTTTGAGCCTCTGCTTCCGCCACTGGAGATCGAGTTTGTTGCGGTAGAGGTGCCATACATACGAGCAGTTGCGCTTTGGCTGGTTGCCGTTGCGGCTGCTGCTGTAGTGGTGTTCATGTCAACATCAAAGACTGCGGTAACGATAACCTTGCGAGCGCCACCCGGCTCTGGGATGTCGATGTAGGTGCTACCATAGTAGTCAATAAGAAGCGCATTGAGGTTGTTGCCAGACCAGGTTGTACTTGTTCCAGGGTAGTAGGTGGCAGTCGTAAGGCTAGACAAAATTGCAATCGCGCTATTGGCGGTATTCGCTGCTGCGAGAGCTGCGCTTGCAGCACTGTTTGCGGTGCTTGCTGCTGCGGCGGCAGCGTCGGCTGCATCCTGAGCCTGATCGGCAGCTGCGGCTACTTGGATTACTGTAGAGTCAAGGCGCTTGTATGAAGCCTGCAGCTGTGCGTCACGAGCGGTGTTGTTTGTGCGATCAGATAGGAACTGGCCCTGAAGCGTCTCTAGGTTCTTCTGAACCTCACGACCCCATGGCTGCGAAACTGAAGGCAGGTTACTGTTTGGGTAAACCATTAGTTAGACTCCATTAGTGGGATGATTGTAAACTCGTTGAACTTCATGGCCTGATCTGGGTGGTCATCCGGATCAAGGGCAACTGCAGTAAAGTCTGCGAAGTCTTTGCCGGTCCAGATCTCGTTGAAGTCTGCGAAGGTCGCACAGGCAGCACCGGTAATGGCAACCGAGTTCTCTGAGTAGCTAACACTGTCAATTCTAAACTTGTTGCTGGCGATCTTTCGCATCGAGCCGATGTCTAGGCCAAAGCCAGCACCCTGCGCTACGTTAGCGTTTAGAGTTACGGTTGGCCCACAGATAGACTGAGCTGCTGCTACGCCACGAGAGCGAGTGCTGGCAAGCGAGATTAGGAATGGGTTGTCAATTGTCGCCGCTTCGGTTACGGTAGTGTAAGCGTCAGGAGCTCCGGTTGAAATCTTCTTCAGCTGCTTGTCGAAGAACACGCCAGTTCCGGTAATCCAGAAGGCTGGGTAATCTACGCCACCAGACGACTCAACGCCGATCTTGTATGGCGCAAACGCAATACCAGAGTCAACCTTGGTCATCTCGTCTAGCGGAGGAGCGACGATAGTAACTTCAATCTCGTCTGGAACTTCGGTTAGCGATATAGTTACTGAACCGCCAAGATCGTTCCACTCTGAAGGGAGGATAGCTAGATCATCGGTTCCAACTACAACATACTCGCCAGTCGCTCCAGCATACGGAGCTGGCGGTGTGCGAGTGATCGTGTCGACGCACACAGGCTGATTTACATACTCAAGAGTAGCGTCGATCTTGAAGCGCTTAGTGATAGTCTGGCCTGCGTCTACTTGCATTGAGTCTGAGATGCTGGCAAGGAAGGCCTTTGACTTGTCTACGTCTGGACCATAGTTAGACTGCTCGTAAACAGCCTTGTCTACGCCATACGAAGTCTTGTACATGTAAACGCCAACAGACTTGGCAGCATCGTATGAGTCTACGTTGATAGAGTAGTCTGTGTCGAGGTCAACAATAGTGCTGTCTGTCACTAGCGCCTTGCGGAAGTGTAGGCCATCAGGCGCGATGTACATTTCGATAGGAGAGGTTACAGTTGCGCTCGCGCTAACTGCCGAGCAAAGCATCTTGAGGTGTTCCCAGACGTTGCCGGACCAGCCAATAAAGTTTACAGGAATGGCATCTAGCTCGTCGCCAAGAGTGCCGTCAAAGGTCGGCGTAACGTTTACCAGATCGCAGTAGTCCATGATTGCAGTCATCAAGGTCGATCCGGTGCCACCATGTGGGTCAGCGGTGCGCACAGCGTTCAATCTCCAGAGCTCGGTGTCTGCCGAAATAGTTACGCTACCAGCGTTGGTAGATAGCTTCTTGATCTGCAGGCCAAGGCTGCCAAGATCGCTTTCGACAAAGGTTGCTGCGTTGTTGATCATCAGCTTGGAGTTTGGGTGGGTGTTGCCAACCTTATCTTCGGTCAGCTCGATTGCTCGCAGAGTAACCTGGCCAGTTCCGCCCTTGACATCGCCAGGGTGAATTGAGGTTACTTCTTCCGAGTAAGACCAACCAATGATGCTATCCTCAAGGATTGCGCCATTCCCATAATTGATTAGTTCTGCTGACATTAGACCTCAACCCAGTTTGCCGCCATGCCAATCTGGCCGCTGTTAATTTCAGATGAGTAGTACTCGATGCTAGGCAGGCTTGAGAACTCAAGTGCGGTAGTTCCCTTGCCAGCGATGAATCCACCAGCGGCAACTGAACTAGCGATAGGGATAATCTGCGCGATCATTCCGGTAATCTGCACAGAGGCAGCCGAGCCTGTAGCCAGGAAGACCTCTACGCGAGAGTAGGTGTTACCAGATACCGAGGTGTTGGTACGAAGCGTACCACCAGCGTTGATCCTGGCTGGGTTAATCGCAGTGTCAGCAGTTCCATTTGAGCGGAGGTAAGGCACGATGCGGATGCCGGTAGACGAGCCAGCAGATGGGCCATGCCAGCCGAACTGAAGCTTGTATCCGTTAGGGATAATCAGGGTAAGTTTGTTTGCGCTCTCGAAAGCACCAGGAGTCTCGTAGGTGACATACTTCATAGGGTAGTCGTTTGCTACGGTCGCTGCGGTGAAGGTGGGAGTTAGGTCTTTGGTAAGCGCAGGCCATTCCTTCTGTGCAAGCATAGGAGCAGCCCAGTGAGGTGGCAATACATTCTGGTTTACAGAGAACGGGTCAACGAAGTAGAACGGACCATCGCCATAAAGACCAGACGCAAAGTTCACGATGCGCTGTAGAGATGCCTCGTCTTCGGAGTTGTAAGAACCTGACCACGCTACCTCAAACTTACGGTGCGAGGCACCTGATCGCTTTACAAAGGCACGACCATTGAGAAGCTGTGACTCTGCAGCCCAGCCCTCGTTGCTTGCTTTCATACCTGTGCGAGGAGCCTTGATCCAAGCCTGCTTATCTTTAGTACCGAAGTAGACTAGGCCAGCCATTAGTTAGAACCTCTCTGAGCAAGAATAACATTACCTGCGTTTGCAGATGCTGCAATCTTGGTGTTTTCAGTGTAGAGTGCGATCGGTCGATCTGCTGCAGCGCGAAGTAGCTGACGATCCTCTGGACTCAAGTATACCATGTTTCCGCCACCTGAAGCCGATCCAGCGTTTCCAGCACCCATTCCAGGGCGTGAGATCTGCTGGCTGTTTAGGGCGTTCATGAAGCCCAGGCCATAGGTCTTTACTGCGTTAGCCTTGACTACGTACTCACCGTTAGATAGGCGAGCTGGGATTGAGTCTGACGTTCCAGTTCCAGGTCCGGATACTAGACCACCATCAGCGTATGCGAGCTTAACGCTGTAAGGCTTGAAGGCTGTGCCGAAGGTTGCCTCAAAGTTTCCGATTGGCTTTAGAAGCTTGTCAAGTACTGCAGCGTGTGGAATCCTGGTTACAGCCTGGGCAAGCCAGTCTTTTTTATTCCATTCATCCATTTCCTTCTTGAGGCTGGCGTAGTTGGCTTTATATTCAGCCAGCTTTGCAGGAGCTGGCACTGTCCAAGGCTGTGCCGCAGCTGCAGCCTTTTCCGCTGCCGTCTTTTCTGCAGCAGCCTTCTGCGCTGCCGTTTGAGTTGAGCCTGATCCAGATGAAGTTGACGCACTACCTGTCGATGTCTTTACTGGAGTGACTTTGGTTACTGGAGGCTTTGTGGTGACAACTGGCTGTTCTTTTGGAGCATTGGCGTTAGCGTTTACAGAAACGATCTTGCCGCTAACGTCGATGACATCAATCTTGGCAAGTTCAGTGTTCGCACGTGATACGAAGTCGGCAACCGCTGCGATAGCAGGGTCAACGCCAACCACATCTAGAGTAATGTTTTTCGGAGCGTTCCTGATTGCGGTAACATAGTCGGCGTTGATCGCCTTAGCAAACTTCTCGACCTCGGTCTTTGAGTAGCCAAGCTGAGTGGCCTGCTTTGTGAAATCTGAAGTCAGGCTGGCTGCGGCTTCTTCAAGCTTCTTGCTGTCAGTGGTGGTAGCGGTTAGTGCCACTAGGTAACTCTGGTAAGTCTTCACCATGTCAAGGATGCTAGCGCGGTTAGCAATTGAAGCAGAGCTTCCATCCGTTAGGCTCTTGTTTGCTGCTGCCTGAGCGTCGGTCTTAGCCTTAGTCTGGTCAGCAATATCCTGTCGAACCTTTGCAAGCTCTGCCTTGATCTGGTTGGCACGAAGAGTGTCACCATACTTGAGGGCAATCTTTAGCTGGTAGTCAAGAACATCCTTGTTGGCGCTTAGGCCGTCAATAGACTTCTGAGCGTCTTCGATTGCACGAGCTGCATCCGCTGCAGCCTTTCGCATGTTCTCCCAGTCGGAAGTGATCTCATCCAGCGCATTGTCTGCTCCATAGCGGATGTCAAAGGCTGTGTTCATGATGGTGTTTACATCATTAGCCCAGTCTCGCACAGAGCGCACGTTCTTCTGGAGGTCAGAGGCCATGCCAGTAGAGATAAGCTTCATGAACTTAGCGATGTCGGCTGATGTTGCCTTGCCCTTCTTGCCAGTTGCCGCAATAGCGCGGTCTACGGCGTTGAAGGCAACGGTCGAGGTAACACCCATGCGCCACATTGCCATGCGCAAAGCGGCTAGGTCGTCTGCTGCAACCTTAGCGTTCTCGCTGGCGTTGGTCACGATGGCTTCGATAGCGCTGTTCAGTGCGTCGAAGTTCGAGTTACCAGCATCGGTCATGTAGCTGAATGACTTGCCAACTTCCTGGAGGCTTGCTCCAAGATCGCGCAGTGAGGCGCTCATCGAGAAGTTGTTGTTCAAAAGCTTTAGCGCCTTCTGAACCTTCTCTAGTAGAGTCTCTACCTGCTTAGTTGCACCCTTTGCAGAATCCTTGAAGGCGTTCATGCCCTCAGTGAAGGCTGCTGGGTTGAATCGCACAATACCATCAATGGTGAACTCGCCAAGACCGGCAATCTTGTTCTTGATGTAGTCGATCGTGTCTGAGGTAGCGTTGCCTGTGCTGATTAGGTAAGCAAGGAACTGGGTTAGGTAGTTACCTAGATCCTGGTTGCTCTCGCCGTAAAGCATTACAGCAGAGTTGACAACAGTGTTGATGTTGTCTAGGAAGTCACGAGCGCCCTGAGTTCCGTCTACAAAGCCCTTGCCGGATTCGGCAGCGGCCTTGCCTAGGTTATAGAGCGAGTTGTCTAGCTTACGAGCCGCGTCTGGGCCATCTGCGAT